TGATGGGGCTCCCGGTGACCGTTGTTTGGGTAGCATTACTTCCAGATTGATTAGCAGGTGTTGTATTGGCATTGATTTGTTTAGCAAGAAATGCTAGTGCGGCGATCTCTACTACAGAAGTAATTACCCCACCAAAACTTTCAGTTATTCCATCTAAAAAACTCATCTAGGTGCTCCAAAGTTAAAGTTACTATTGGCAATAAGAAATACTCGATCCATAGAAAGGTCATTAGGATAAAACTGTTTTTGATCTAAAGGATTAGTTCTGCGTCCTGTGATTTTATTGTTTAATAGGTCAATACTGCTTGTGGCTAATAAGATAATGCTGATTGTTCCTTTGCTGGAACCTTCTTTAAGATCATCTTCAATATCATAGTTGGTAATAATCCCTGTAAACTTAATAGATGGATTATTAGTGCTGTCTAATAGTTCACCAGTAACAGGATCAAAAAATACACGAGTAACCTGTAGAGCACTACCTTTGATCTTTGTAGATAAGATTTCTGGAATATTAGCACTAGGAATGCCAGAGATAGTTACTGAAAACTCTTTAGCACTTGCTCGTAAACTGTTTGTAGTATTGATAATATTGACCAACTGCCCTAATCCATTATATGTTATGCCATTTAATGTATAGGATTTATGATAATCACTAAAATTCAATACTTCATAGTTAGGTATATCTAAACTAACAAATAGATTGGCCTGAACTGCGGTAAAGGATGATAGTGGTTGTGACATTATACAACCTCGGAGAATATAAAGGGCCCACTCCAACTAATCTGATTGCGTTGGAACATAGTCCATTGAGGAATCTGTGTGCAAATCACAGTCCATTGAACATTTTGTCCAATCACTAGGGTATAAGTGCCGGCAGCATCACGGACAGGACGATTTAGGGTAACTGAAGTTCCATTATAAGGAACATCATTGACCACTGTATATACCTTACCACCTGTGCCCATTTGAATAAAGTCTCCACTACGAAACTTATATCCTCCTACTAGAGCACCGTTGGTAGCAGAGGAAATACTAATAGTATTGCCTGTGGTCACCGTGGCTGTGGTATTGTTTAGAATGGTCATATTGCCTTGATAACCATTGATCCAACTATGTCCAGCACTAGAGATTTGAATAGTGCCAGTGGTTACCATATCTAGGGCTTCGATCTGCTCTATCATACCACGCCAATCTGTCCAAGCAGGACCATCGGGTAGTTTAACATTGAACTCCCAAACTTGTCCACCTAGGCTGATTGATTTAACAACACCATCACGGGATACAGTTTGTGCTACTTTCTTTTTCTTATTGATTGCAAGTGTATCTGCGTGATCAATCACATATTGGAATGCTGAATTTGCCATATATTATCCTCTTGAGGCTGGAATAGCCTTCTGACCTTGTAGTGTTACTGCATATAAGAATGATGGATCTCTAGCAATCATTTGTTTGAAACTTAATGCATCAGCGGCTTGGATGTTGTAGGTAACATTGGTTCCACCCATCATATCTTTAGTATTATTTGCTGTGGTTACTGCGGCTGGACCTTTAACTAGTTCTGGACCTTGTTCACCAACAATACCAAACTGTCCTGCAGGAATAGAGCCACCCATAGCGTGTCCACCGAATAGGCCACTTAATAATCCGCCCACCCCAGTATTGATGCCACCCATTAGATTAGCGGCCGCAGCCTTCATTTGGATTTTAACCATATCACGCAAGATACTATTAGTAAAATCACTGAAACTAAACTTGCCAGTATCAACAAAATGATCTATAGCAGTATTCATAGCATTAGTCATTACATCAAAAGAAGCCTTGGCCATACTGGCAGCATTGGTAGCATCATCTACATATGAATTAAAGGCAGCATTCCATCCTGTTGAAAACTCACGCGACTTTTGATTAAGTTCTATCTGTTTATTGATAACAGGACTATAACTTTCAGCGATGCGTCTATTGCTTTCAGCAACAACATTAGGATCTAAAGTTTCACCAACTCCAAGATTGGCTTCCATTTTCTTTTGTGCTAGTTCTTGTTCAGCAATAATCTGCTTACGAATATTATCAATAGACTTTTGTCCTGATGTCATTGTAAGTTGATCCATCTGAACTTGTAGATCTGCTACTGCTTTAGTGGCTTTGATCTTTTCTTCATCATAGAACTTGCCCATTGCGGCATCATTGACTGCTTTGGTTCTTAATGCAGTGGCCTTGGACATTTCTTCATTTTGATTCTTAAGTGCGGCCAACTGTGCATTTAACATACCAATCTGGCCACCTAGGCCTGCTCCACCTTTGGTATTGGCCTCTTGTGCTGATAGTTTATCAATCTCACCTTGTAAACGAAGTTTTTCTTTTAGATAGTTGACATTGGCATCAAAATCAGCAAGTTGTGATTTTTGTTGTTCTTGACTTAATCCAGCAATAGATGCTTCAAGTTGAACTCGTTCTAAAGCCTTGGAATTAGTTAGTTGATATAATGCGAATTGATTTTTCAAACTTGCTTCAGCGGCAGCACCTGGATTAAGATCCTTGCCATTAAGAACAGTTTGTTTTTGTAGTTCTGCTTGTTTCTTTTGTGCTTCTGTTAGTTTGTCAGTAGATTTGGCAGCATCATCAGCACTCTTACCATAGGCCTTATAGGCAAGATAACCAACACCGCCGACTACGACAGCAATAGCGGCAATGGCGGCTATGATTGGTGCGGCTGCGATTTCTCCTGCTACTAGAGCGGCACTGAATACTCCAACTGCTTCAGCGGCTTCAATAAACATTCCTGCAAGTTTTAATGCGGCAAAGGCACCCATTACTCCTAATAGTGCTGTGGCAGCAACCTTGGCATCTACCATACCACCGCCCATTGATAACAGTGGATCAATAAGTTTTAGAAATTCATTGCGTAGTTCTGCGGTGAATTGAGCCATTCGTTCCATGACCTTACGAGCATCCTCTGCGGCCTTGGCAGCATCTTCTTGTGTGCCATTATATTTTTGTAAGTTATTATCTAACTCTTTCCAATCAGTTCTACGAGCAGCCTTACCAAATAACTGTTGTGCTATTTCTGCTCTTTTGGCGGCATCAGTCATTTCAGCAAGTGTATGAACCTGCTTGGCAAAGGCTTCATCTGCGGAATGTGTGCGTAGATAGTCTGTTGATGTTCCTAATTCATTTAAAGCATCACGAAGTTTTAAGTTACCTTCACTAGCCTGTTGAGCACCAACTAACATCTTATTCATCATGTTAGCGGCTTTTTCTGTGCCAATTCCACTAGCGTTGGCAGCAAGATTAAGTTCAATCATTGATTGAGTAGTAACACCAAAGGCTTCTGCCATCTTGGTGGCCTGTTCGCCTGCTTCTAGAACACCCTTGACAAATTCTGCAAGACCAATACCAACTAATAGACTACCAAATCCTTCTAACTTTTTGTTAATACCTTCTATCTTACCAGCAAGCCCTTCAAAAGCACTTGCGGCTTCTTTAGCATGAGTTCCTGCTTTCTTGCCAAATTCTTCAGCGGCCTTGGTTGCGGCAGTGATCTTACCGGTATATTGTGTATCATCTAATACGAGGGTAACTTGTATATCAGCCATTATTTTTTCGCTCCGTTCTTTTTAATCCAATCTAGTGTTATTTTACGAGCATATTCTTCAGTAGGTTTACTCATACCTTCTGGTGCTTGTGGACTATAACCGTGATCTAATCTATCAGCATAAGGATAATCAGCAACAATCTCATCGCCCTCTAGAAGTGTATGACTGCGAGCATTACCTGAACGAATAGGAGTATGTTCAACAAAGAACTTATAAATGTCTGGAGTCACTGCCTTTTTAACTTCCATAAGGCGAGACAACTTGGCCTTAAGCAAATGATTATCTATTTTAACAGTTAGTGTCATCCTTCTCTCGCTTTTTTCAATACTTCTAACATTACATCTTCTTTGATCTCTGGCATTACACCATTGACCTTATTATGCTTATACTTCTCATATGATTTGGCAATATCTAATATTTCTAAATCAAATGTTGAGGCTCTGGCTAATACTTCACTAGGTAACAATCCATACCTAGAGGCCATTGTATCAAGGGTTACTGCAATATATACCTCCTGGCCTTCCGGAGCATATTCACCCTGTGTTACTTTCCCAGAACTTCTACCATCTTACTGAATACTGCCACTAATACACGACTAGGCAGAATCAATCCATCTTTCATTACCATATTGCCTTCCTCATCTAGCACCATAGTTTTTAATACATCCACTAACTGACTAAAGTCTTGACGGTCACTTGCGGCTACCTTTAGGAATACATCCATAGGCTGACGGTCATAAGTGTAGAACTCTAGAGGTTCACCATATTCGGCGAGAATATCCTCTGAATCGATTAATACTTTAGTTAGTGTGGGGGTTTTTGCTAGGTCTTTTAGGTTCATATCTTCAAATCCTTTGTTTTAGGTAATGTATCATTGCGAGGATAAACTTTTGTCTGTTCATTGCCTTCTCCAGGTCCGCTTGTGCGTGTGCGACTTCACTAATAGTTTTAGCAACCTCGCCTTCTAATCCCTGAAGCAGTTCCTGTGTGGAATGTTCATTAAAGTTCATATCTATAAATCCTCTATACCGTTATTTACTCAAGGGAAGGGGAACCAATGAAGATTCCCCGCCTTTTTAACTCATTTGATTAGAATGAGTTATAGTTTCCGTCAACTTCTAGAACTAAAGGAGATAGCCAAACTGGTTGGTCTGGGGTAACCTTTGGTGCCAAGTTTGCTAGGTAACCAACACCTGTTACATACTTGGTAGAACCACCACCCCAAGAGAACTTGAAGTATACTTTAGTTTTATTGTTTGAAAGATTAAACAATCCTGCTGTTGCACCTGCTCCTGTGAAGAAACTGGTATCATCTAGGACGATGTTAAAGTTCAAACTGTTTGTTGCTGGAGTTGTAACTACGAAACGACTAGTGCTGTCTAATTGAACCCAACGATATGTTCCATTACTGTTAGTAACAGTGATATCTTGTAGTGCAGGGACAGTAATAGTAGTAGCAGTAGAAACAACCCAATCGTTTGTAGTCGTGTTAATCGCACCCGCTTGGCTACTGATTTGTAGCGTTACGAAGTTTGCTGGACTACTGACATTTAATTGTGCCATTTTACTTTCCTTATATTATTTGTAATCTTGTAAGATCGAATGTGATTTTATAGCGTTCGCTATTGTTTGCATATACTTGTTCAATAGTATGCTCCTTTTGAAAATATCCAGCAAATAAAGATGAGTCTAATACTGTTGGAAATATCGCAAGCAGATCATCTGTGTAATCATTATCTTGTGATGTCATCAACACCATTTCAACTTTATCTTTAATCCAATAGATATGTCCTCCTGGAGTAATACCATTGCTATGAATAATCCTATCTGCTTGATATACACGAGCGACATAGATGCCTTCACTAATCAACGCTGGGTTTGCCAGGTAACTAGTAAAGATTTCTAAATATTGTCCACCATTTGTAGCAGTGCTTATGGCACCAATACTTTGTTGGACATCTTCTTTCGTGAATAACGGCATTAGAAGTATCTCCTATCGCCTTCAAAGAAGTTACCATCCACCAACCAGTCTTGCTGGTAAGTTCCGATAAATCCTTGATTCTTTTGGTCATAGAAAGCACTTTCCTGTATGGCCTTTTCCCATTCTTCTTCAAATCGTTTGCGTGAGTAGTTCAAGTTTGTCGCATCCTTATCATTCTTGTTACTGTTGTCAGTTACTAGGGTTGAGTAGAATATTTCTACTGCCTTATAACATTCCAACTGTATCAATCTCTGATTGTCTTTGGCAAGTCTTGAAGGTTCAAACGCTGTCATTGTTTGGCCTTTGCCTGGGTCATTAGGGTTACCTTTATAATAGTAAGCACCTAGGGTGCGTTCTACATACAAGTTCCACCATCCAAACTCAAACATGCTTAACAACTCGATTGAAGCCTTGGGGAATAAGATTGAAGTGATCATATAATCTTGATCACCTTCAAAAGTAGGATCTGCTTTCGCAACCTGCTCCATACGGCGGTAAGCACTACGATCATAGAACTGCAGCTCTGAAGGCTTGGCTGAACTGATTTTATTCAATCCAACTGTTGTCCCTGAAATCTGTAAACTAGAATCAGTATATTTTAGAAAACTTACTAAAGCCATATTCTTTCTCCTTGATTGGGGCTAGAAACCTATCTAGCCCCTGTCCCGCTATTACTGGATGTTAATTGCTAGACCACGAGCCTGGCTAACAACACCAGAACCGAAGTAACCTAGACCAGTGATCCAAGTTTGTAATCCACCGTCTTTGTCACCCATAGAGATGTCAAGACCTTTAACCATTACAGTAGTAATAGCCTGTGGACCAATAGCCGCACCTTGTTTAACAGTTTGTGTAGATACATTGTTCAATGTAACTGACTGTGAAGCCAAGAATGTTGTGAACATTACTGTGCAACCGTATAGGTTACGCAACATACCAGTAGCCAATAGTTCATCACCCAATGCTGTTAAGCCAGCGTTGATTGATGTTGTGCCACCTTGATATACTGCACCACCAGTTAGTTCGCCTAACAAACGCTGTTCTTCTGCTGGAGAAAGAATAACTGTTGGACGACCTGGGTTACGAGCCTCACGCCATACTTTGATAACATTGCGAATCATACCTGTTACAGTAATTGCTGTGCTTCCTGCGGCAACGATAGTTGCTGTGGATCCAACTGACAATAGTTCCTGTGCACCGAGTGCTGATACACGATTGAAACCGTCAA